CGATTTGGTTCTATACCAGCGCAAGCACTAATTGTTATATCACCATCTTTGTCTTTAAAAATAACCCTGCTTTCGCAGTAGATAATTCCTCCTGCTTCTTTAATTGCATCACTTATAACAAGTAAGCAATCATATTTTAAAAGTAAAGGCTTTACCGCTTCGAGGATATCCTCGCAACTTCGGTACTTGTACTTTCCAAACGCATTAGTTTGGTTTTTAGGTGCTTTCAATTCGCTTTGAATTTTAATCAGGTTGCTCATTTTTTTTAGTTTTTAAGTGTGTTTCTAAATTTGTTAATATTATATCTTCTGTAAGCCATTCTGCTATCTCATCACTTTGCCAGTTGTCAATATTAAGGTCATCTAACTGGTCACCATCATACCATTCACGGTAATTGATAATAACATAAACTGACTGCTCCCAGTCTGTGGGATGGTTAATGTATAATTGTATTGATTTTTTCATAAAAGATTTATTAAATGGTTACAAGATTGGGTTATTGCAATTTTAAATTCTGCGGCAGTAATTTGTTTACCTTTATCAATAAATTTTGTTATCACTTGCGGACAATTTAATGATGTGATATCGTTTATTTTCCAATTGCAAATTGCTAAATTTTCTGATATTATAGCAAAATAAGAATCTGTAATATGTGAATTTTCTATTTTAAAATAATAAGGTAATTCAATATCAATTTCGGTTTCAATTTCGGTTTTAAATTTGTATTTCATAATTAAAAGTTTAAAAGTTTGTCGGCTAATAATGCGCCAATAATAAGGATTGAAATAATAATTGCGTCGTTAATTTCTTTGTCTGTCATAATTTTCTTTTAATAAGTTAAAAATGTAGTTAATCCATTCGTTGAAATCATTTGCTGGGTTTGGTGGGTTTGTTGTTTTCATTTAAGTTTGAATAAATGGTTATGGAAAATTGTAAAAAGTTAAATTTTTCTTTAGGATATGCTTTTTTAAATTTCTTAAATTCTGACTTTAGCAAGGTTTCGTTTGCGCCCAAAAAGTTATATAAATCTTCAAGCATTTTTAGTTCTTTTGGTTTCATTTTTTTTAGTTTAAATTATTTCGTAAAAATCTTCTACAAAAATACCATTGTTTGAATCCTGATATTCAAATTCAGATAGGCTGCTTTGTGCTTCATCATAGGTTGCGAATGTTTCAATTACGCTTCCAGTTTCTTTACATACGATTTTGTAATTTTTCATAATTTAATTTTTTACTTGTTTTAAAAGTTTAGCTAAAAAGTTTTTTGCTTTTTTTTCTGAAGTTGTAGCAAACCTGCATTGGTTAGCGCTATCAATTACCATGTAAGTTTTTGAACCGTTAAATGTAATTTTTGCGTAAGTCATTTTGTTTGTTTTTTCGTTATTGATAAATCAAAGATACAACTTTTTTCATTACCACCAAATTTATTTTAAAGTTTTTTTTATAACATATATATAATAATTATAATAAGCCTTGATTCTATTGGGTTTCAGGTCATAAAATAAATTAAAAATCCCACCGTAAAAACGGCAGGATTAAACCAAAAACTAAAAAACAAACTATCTTTTTGTCCTTTCGTATTCTATAAGGCAGTCCGCAAAACTATCTACAAACAATTCATTGTACTTTAATCTTTCTAATTTCATAGTATGCAATATCTGATGGATTAACTCATGGTAATATATTTGTTCTTTGCTTCGCTTTGTTAATTTCTTACCAGCATAGGTATCACATAAAGTAATTATTTTTAAACTAAAATCCGCTTCACCTAAACAATTGTTATCGTTGCAATATTCATTGTCTATAATTATATTAATAGTTTTTCCACCCAGCTTAAAGTTTTCAGGTATTAATATACTTCCGTTCATCCCTTGTATATTATACCGTTATAATAACATTCGCCATTTAATATTAAAGTAGGCTGGGCAAAGAATCCTGTTTTAGTAAATACAACTTCTATAAATCCTTGTTGCCAATCAGCAGTCTTTCCTGTTGGGAAAAATTCAACTTCCTTTGTTAATCTTGTGCAACCGCTTTCAAGCCAAACGTATGGGTTTTTTCTGTTTGTTAAGTATTTAGAATTTAACCTGTGAGTATGTCCTGTTGAACCGCTACCCATATACTCAAATATATTCTTTTCGGCAGCAGTCTTATTTAAACTTAATCCGTGTGTAACATCAAAAATATTAAATAGGTTATAAACATCGCTTTCATCATAAATAAATCCATCACTTTCCTTAAGGTCTAGCATCTCATTGTATTTAGTACTATTGTAGTTTTTATATAATACTGCCAATCTAGCTAATTGCTTATCACCTAAATTATATGGGTTTGTTATTCTCTCATCATGATTGCCTAATCTAACCCTAATCTTAGCATCTGTACTTAATCGTAAAGGCTTTAAAATCTGTTCTTTGGTGTATTCAATTTCGCCTACTTCTGTATATCCTTTCAGTATACCTTCTTGATATAATTTCTGACTGTGTTTAGATATGTAAGGCATATCAGTTACATCACCATTAATTATAACCTCATCAAATTTATTATGTTGAAGGACTTTATTAATACAACGTAAAGCTGAAAGGTCTGCCAACCATCCATGACAGTCTGAAAATATTAATACCTTGTAAAGTTGTTTATCAAATAATTGCTTTTGTTGCCACCAGTCCGTTTGAATCTTATTAAATCTTGGGCGCATAATTTTTATTTCGTGAAATAAAGTTTTGATTCCATTGACCTTCTTATTGATAATCCTTTAACTTCTTTACCCCCTGCCTTGTTCCATTTTGCAAATTCTGAAATAATAAAATTATCATTCGGGTCTGTCTTTACCCTTCTGAATAATGTACTTCTGCTTAATGCAGCATTACCACAATTATATTGAAATGACAAAAGCGCATCAAATTGGTTTTGTGTTACTTCAGTCTTTCCTAATTCTTTATTTAAAAACTTTGCTTTTTTATTAACTTCATTTTTCAAAAGTAAATCAGCATCAGCCTGTGTTATTTTATCACCCATTTTAAATGGATTACCTTTGCTATCTAAAACACTACCCCAGCCAATAGTTACAACATTAGCAGGGCATTTGTAAGCCTCTAATTTACAACCCTCAAATAACTTTATTAATCGGTAAAATTCTTCAGATGGCTGCTTCATATTGTAAAACTATATATTTATTGATAACATTTTAAAAATGCGGATAACTAAAGGAATTGACAATAATAATAAAAGACCAATAAGCCACCAAATAACTTTATTTTTTCTTTCAACTTTACCGCTTAATTCATCCTTTGACTTTTGCAATTCGCGAATTACATTGTTAACCGAATCTAATTGAGCATTAATGATGGTTAGCTTTGCAGTTGATTCAACCACTTTGGTAATGTAAGTTGTCTTAATAGGTAACTTTACAAATACTTTTTTCGTCCCATATATTGTATCTATTTGGGACAGGGTTGTAAAGTTTTCTACTGGTTCACATTCTACTATCGAATCTCTTACAGATATAATCGTATCAATACGGATAACATCACAAGGGAATGAATCTAAGGCGATTCTAGCCACTATTTGTGGATAGCTACCCAATGCCTTGTTAACTTGTTTTACCGCCTTAGATTGGGTGTAACAGCCTCCTAATAAGGAAACTGCTACCAACCAACTAAATACCCTTAACATCATGGTCTTTAGAATACAATCCTAAAAGAACCACCCCGATAGCTGCAACTAATTGTAGACCGCTTTTGTTGGTAAAAGAACCAGCCGTATAGGCTTGCATAAGCGCATCAATCACAAAGGGCATACCAGCCAAAAGACCTGCCAAACTTGTTTTAAGATTTTTCATTTTTATCATTTTTTAAAAGTTTAAAAATTGTGTATGCTATTGAAAGGACCAATAATGAAATGCGTAAATAGGTTTCAATACTTGTAAGAGAAACGGACAACGCAACCCCATTCAATATGTATATTTTGTAATCGTGCCAGTTCATTAGTCTTTTTTTACAAATCTTGGATATTGAGATAGGATCACCGAATCAATCGGAGAATTTGAAATGCCCCAAACTGCAACTACTGAAGCAGGAATATAGCAATTAAAATCAGCTAACTGTTGGTTATTCTTACCCCTTAAAGTTACATAGGTATTACATCCTTCTCCGTTACTTGATAGGTTGTTGGCAGTCCAACTTAATGACCAAGCTGATTGGCCTTGATAGTTAACAATAACTGGCTTAATTAAGATGCCACCCTTTTGATAGTAGATAGTATCGTTTCCAATTATAGCAGTATCGCCACCATTTCTAAACATTTGCGCTTTCGTTGACAATGATGCCAACACTAAAACTGATAATATTATTTTTTTCATATTTACTTTTTTATTTCTTTAGGCTTTGTTGCGATTAACTCATATTTACTCAATGCTTGCAAAATGTAATCACTTGCCGCTTTGCTATCTAATTGCTTTTGTATTATTGCAATTACATTTTTAAAAGTGGTTGTGTCCATCTTTACAATTAATGTGTCAGATACTTGGGCAAATGCTGCTGACATACTTAATGCCAATGCTAGGGTTGTGATTGTTTTTTTCATTTGTTTTTTAAAGTTTGAATTTCTAATTTTAAAATATTTATTTGTTCTTGTAATTCTTGCAATGCCTTAATATAAACCCCATTTAATTGGTCGTAATTAATACCCATCTTTCCTGTTGATGGTGTAGTAAAAACTGCTTCTGGAATTACCTTTGCCATATCTTGTGCAATGTTTCCTATCTGCTTTTCTTGTCCGTAGTTTTTATAAGATTTTTTGTATTGAAATGAAACAGGCTTTAATTTCATTATATCAGCTATACCATAATCTAATGGCTGAATGTTTTGTTTTACGCTACTATCTGAAACAGGAGCAGATAAAGTACCATTTGCATCTGCTAAAACTGCTCTTGAGCCTGTACCAGCTAAATTTTCAATAGTAATTGCTTTTGTACTATTATTAATAAATAAAGCATTCCCACTTATATGATTTTGAATATAAAAATATCCGTTACTCGCATTTGATATTATATTCCATCTGCTTCCCGTAGTTGCGGTAGTATTATTCAAAATTAATTGAGAGGTAGTACTTGATGAAAATACATCCCCAGCCACTTGCAATTTCGCCACGCTTCCGTTATCTGTTCCTGTTCCGATTAGTACATTGCCCCCATCTCTTTGAAGTACAATATTTGCGGAAAAGTCTAATCCATAATGCCCTGCTTGTAATTCAATATTTTGAGTAGCCCCTCTTTGTGCAATAGATAACTCAAGTGGATATGAAGCCAATGCCTCATTTGTTCTAAAGGATGCAATCCTTGCAAATGTTGTACTTGTTTTTGCCAATGAAGATGCTACATCTAATTTTGCTACACTTTCTATGGTATTTATTGCTACACCTCCCCCACTTGTAATACGCATTTTCTCTGAAGCAGAGCCATTTAAAAATACAAAATTACCACTTTCTGTTCCTATGTAATTACTACCACCTGTATCTTGTATTTTAATATATGCACCAGCACCAGTAGTTCTTACAACTTCAAGTTTCTCAGTAGGACTTGTAGTTCCTATTCCTACATTGCCTGATGAATTTAATATCATAGATGGATTCTGTCCATTTATGCTAAAATTTATACTGCCTCCTGTAAAGGTATTAATACTTGTACCTGTTGATGAAGCTGCAAATAAGT